TCATCACGACCATTGGTGCAGGCAGTCGGTACATCATCTTCAACAAGCCGATCACCGATCATTAATATACCAGCCAACGCCACGTATTTTTCTTTAGCCATTATATCGACCACCGCCTTCGATAGACGCTGTTCGACGGTAAGGTCTTTTCCTAACGCTAACATTATCCGTTCTCCTTGATTTTGTTAGTGCCGCACTAACTATTTCTTATCCGCTGCGAACATGTAGTTGTTCGCCATAGCCCACTCGGTGAACTTCTTGTTCGTCATAACGAGTGACTGTTTGCTATACTTCGGAGCGCGTACGCCATTGGCGAATAATCCCTGCGCCTCTTTGTCAAGACGAACCATGTACTCCATCCAAGGAGTAACCCACTCCTTATCCAAACTCGCTAACGTGCGATACACAACCATACACACGGCGGAGGCACTGTTAGGCACCTTGGCGTTATGCGGATCTTTCTTGATACTCTCCAACGATGGCAACTGATCTGCCAACTTGACGAAAGCCATCAGGTCCATCGCCCCACGATCACCAATGGTGCCCATGAGCAAACACGTTAACGTTTGATCGTCGTAGTGTTCTCTTTGTTTGAGCCAATCACTAGCCGCCTCACCTGAACGTGGTGTGAAGAAGGCGGTTCTTTGTGCCCGTGGATGGAAGATGTAAGGATTTTCATCTGGGTCTTTGACATCCTCGAACGAGGTGAACAACTGTGGATTATCCTTGCACCAACCGAGCAACGTATGGTCGATCTCATTGTTAATCCCCCACTCGATCCATTCGATATTATTCGGTTTCCGCATCGGTGTGACGGTGATGCGATTTCGTGCGTGTGGTGGTAACAGGTCACCCACGCCTTCTGCGCCAAGATTAGTAGTAGCAAACACCAACGACTTCTCATGTAGTGTGTATCCACCAATCTTTCGCTCCAACATAAGACGCAACATCGCGTTCTTGACGGACGGGTTAGCTTTCCCGTACTCGTCAATCATCAGGATGATTGGCTTATTGAGGTGAACTCCCAACTCCTCGTTAGTGGCATATTCTACATAGTCACCACCTTCGGCATCGTTGAGGGTAGCGAGTTTCGGTATCGTGATGTCACCAAGGTCTTTCGTGGTGCAATCAAAATAACAGGGGGTATGGGTTGGCAACTCATCTGCTAAGATGTTAAGGATTGATGACTTACCTGATCCCATGTGCCCTTGAAGTAGGACGGTGCGTTTGTGACCACCGTTTTTGATAGCCCCAACGGCTTGGGGTATATTTAACGCGTACATTGATTTGGCTGAATTTGCCATGATTTCGTTCTCCTACAAACGAGTTATTGTTAGTGTCGCACTAACAGATTAAACATCCAGACTTGGTAGTGATTTGATGATGTCGTCCACGTTTCGTTTTGTTTCGCGGCGCAGATGATCGTCGTCGCGTAATGCCTCGGGTGTTATACCGCGCATAGTTTCTTCCAGCTTGCGCTTCATCTCCGACATCTGACTGCTGCCCGTGACGTTGAACGTGTCCAACAGGGGGGTGATTTCAAGCACATTCTCCACAAGACTATCGCGGAATGTTTTCTTGTCCTCCTTGCCCGTGTAGTCCAGACGTTCCGACATCTTGCTGAGTGCCGTGTACACACGCGTCCAGACTTCTTTGTACGAGTTCTCTATACGGTCAGCGTAGAATGTCTGATAGTGATCCGCCAACTGGGTGTTACCCTGATTTCCGATGTCCAGACGGAAGTCACCACTCTCGGGCATCGGTATATAGTTGATGCTGAAACTGAATTTACCCGAAAGCTGATCCGCTGTCGGATACTCGGCACGGTTAAACAAGTCACCGAGCCTTGCTTCAGCCTGTGAGATTTCCCAGTCGTATGCCGCTAGGAACGTGCTGACTTTGTTATGCCAATTCTGTTCATGCTCGGTCATCATCTTGTGGTAATCGAAATACGCTTTCGTTGGGAGAAGGCGTACCCCCGTGTCGAGCCACGGCATTGTCAGTCTGTAGTGCTCGTTGCGGATGTTGCCCGTGAGATCATGTACCGCCTCCAACTCGACGCAACCTCCAAGCAATTTCTTGTGGACGTTGGCTACACCCGTTTCGGCATTGTTGTCGTCGGTCACCTGCTTGGATGCCTTGCGATCTTTCTTCTTTCCAAGCCACTGTGATATGGATAACTCAACCATCATCGCTGACGATGATATCGACGGAACCTCAATCTCGGGTGCCGTATTTGTTAGTGTCGCACTAACACTTTCTGGGATTTTTTCCATCTCGGGTTTCCTTATTTGATTGTGGGTACGATGAGTTCTGCTAGTACCTCGCCGGTTTCGGCGTTGGTGTACACAACCCATGTGTTGTCGTGTCTTGTTTCCGTGCGTCTATTTATCTTCAACATGTATTGTTCTCTCTTTCTGTTAGTGTGACACTAACGTTTTGGTAATTTTTTTAACTCCAAAAAAACATACTATTTCTGATTATCACTAGTATACCACATCTATCAGATGAGATCAAATGTTACAGGAACGTGTTTATACGTGGCAGAACGTGTATTGTTCTGTATTGTTCTGTAATGTTCTGTAATGTTCTGTACGTAGGGTCGGTAACGCGCTGAAAAACCTAGAATGTTCTAATGTTCGCTTTTTCGGGAAATTGGAGAGGGAGATTTTGGATTTACTTTTTGCTTCTGAAATTAATCCGCGGAAGGGAAGGTCTTAAATGTTTCTTTATACTTTCTCTAAAAAAGAACATTATCATTATTATTATATATACACATGAAACACAATAAGTTGATAGGCATTTCTTCTCACAGTCTCACATGCGTTACCACGCATTGCTACAAAAACATAATGTTCTCGGGGTACCGAACATTGTACGAACATTACGAACATTAGAAAGAACATTAGTCGCTATAGGATACACCTTGGTTGAAGGTTTTATTCTTACTGAGTGCGGATCCACGACGCGGATGTTAGTGTCACACTAACAAGTTATGGTGTGTCAATGGCTCGCCGCTTCTCCGAGACTCGCCGCGCTCGGAAGAACTGGTTTCAAAATGTTAGTGACACGCACTAACCTAGAACCCCACGGTGACAGCGGCGGAAAAAAATAGGAAGTTGGCGTAAATCTTCGCTCACCGCGGCCTCGAGAACTGGTTTCAAAGGCACAAAAAAAAGGAGACAGAGCCGAAGCCCTGCCTCTTGTTAGAATTCGTAGCCACGCCCGTAGGGATTTGCTATCGGGTGGTCTTTGGATACTGGGGTCGTTGGGTAGTATGTGGTTTCTGCTATAAGATATTTTATAAACTGATCAATTTCGGGTGCTTCATCAAAACTTGGATCTATTAGACGGATAGGTATGATGTTTTTCCAGTTAAGCATTGTTTTTCCTTTTAAAAAAAGTGGGGGGAGAAACTGCAGTCTCTCCCCCCGAGTTAACAACTAGCGCTTGTTGACTACAGTGGCCAGCTCTTCTAATTTTTCGAGAGCTATGACCAAGTCGAATTCTGCTGACTCAGCAGCCTCCAACCGTTTCTTGAGAGCAACACAAGTCTCCGAAGCGAAAGTCTCTATGGACTTAACATTCCGGGGATTTGTTATCCCAGCCGCAATATCTTCACGACGTTGGAGTTGTGTTCCAAAATCGTTTCGGCGTGCGCCGATTTGCATCTGTAAGTAGCGCTTTGTAACCTTCTGAGCCTCTGACAGAGACTTAGTTGGCTTGTCCAGAGTTTTACGGTTTGTCTCCGTAAATCCCAGGACAATAGCTGCAGTCACAGCATCAAAACGCTCTTTGTGCTCCGCGTATCCTTCGCTGCCCTTTTTAGGAGCTTTGCAGAAACGCGCCTCGAAACCACCGCTGTATAGAACGTCAACGGCTGTAGTCGTTGCAGTATCAGACGTACGACGTTTCGACACTGCATTAGAAATGGCTCGCACCATTTCTGTCGGCATTACATAAGACATGATGTCTTAGCCTTTCTGGCACCCTGACGACGCCAGAGCGCCGGTTGAACGAACAGCATGATCGCCGTTCGATGATTGAAGTAGACCACATGTGAACGAGTTATACTATGGCTGAAATATAAAAACGCATATAATTTGATAAAAAATGATAGCTATTGGTAGGCTCGCCGCGCCATCACTATAAAAATATACACTCGCCGCGCCACATAGAACTGGCATCAAAACGCAGACGCACCGCAGATTTCCACTCGCCGCGACCTTGAGAACTGGTATCAAAGGGTAGAGCCGAAGCCCTACCCCCTGAGATGTTAGACTATAACAACGTAGAGTATCGCCAGCATACAAGGACCAAGGATACATCCTACAAACAAACCACGAATGAATGCAGAGCTATCACTCATGGGATGTCCTTCCAACTTCTGATCTTGCGCCGTAACTCCGTATTACGTGCTTTCCGTGTGGCCTCACGTCTACGTAACTCCGCATTAGTGGAGTTGATGTAAGGATCTTGTGATCTAAACCGTGTGCCTAGATAGAAGAAGAAGCCATGTGATATAAGACCGAAAAAAGTAATCCACAGAACAGGTGTTAATCCTTCCATGATCTTTCCTTTCAAAGTTGGGGGGGAGCCGAAGCTCCCCCGAGGTTGTCATTTACCCATCTGTCGAACAACCAAGCTGGCAACTATCATAAGCACGCCAAACAAGGTTATGCAGAACCCAAGGATAAGGTGCGAGGTCTCACCTGCTGCAGCATTAGCGCCGAACAGGTCTGATATTAGGTGACCACTAAGAGCAGTGAACGCACCTAGCGCTAACAGTATGGTGCTATATACATATCGCATTGTACTGTGGTCCTTATGTTGTGGGGGAGCCGAAGCTCCCCCGAGGTTATGCGCGGTATGCGCGGTACTTAGCGATAAGCGGGATAAGAAGCATCGGTATCATACATCCAAGTATGATGCCCAGCACAGCGACCCGTGTGTATGGGTCAACTACTGCACCGACGCCATCGCTTACTGTGTTACCTACTGCACCACCTAACACTGCACCGATGCCACGTTCGGCACCGAGTAATGTTGGGAAGCGTGCGAGTAGCACGTCATCCATTGACAATCCCTTGAATGCGAAGGCAATGAGTATGCCATTATCCAAGAGACCGAATAGCAAACCGTTTGGTATGAGATCAAACATCAATCACCTCCATGTTGCTGTCGATGATTGTATTAGAACACAGTGTAATGAGTTATACTACAGATGGAATATAAACACTGACATAATTTGATAGAAAATAATAGAATTCGGTAAACTAATATGGGGCGACCATACCCACCCCCTATGCCCCCTTTGGCTTCAATGGACCCAGTGTGCTTCTCTATAATAGTAATATACTCAAATATTTTACGTTTTTTTGCGTTCCAGAACATTCAGGTTTTCACCCCTGATAGCGGGGACTATATGCACTTCGCGGGTATCCATGTTTACATAGGCTATACGAACCCCCAGTACTTTTTGTGTTTTTGATCGCACACGATGTATCCTGTGTGGTCCGTATCTTATTCCGCGCCCTTTGGCGTTCTTTACTTTGAAATATCGTAGACGTTCTTTTTTTGCGTCCAGCAGATAGACCTTCCCTGTTTTACCGGATATAGCTATTACATCTACAGGACCGAAAGATGCTTGGGGTCTGAATATGTAGAATCCTTTGTACAATAAATATTCTGTGAGTATTGTTTCGCATATTTGTCCTTCTATATGTCTTTTATCCATATATAGAACACCCCCCCTTTGGAGTCCCAAACGTCTTGTGGAAACTTTTTATATTTGGTACGTTGCAATACGGTTGACTACCTGCGGAAGAAATTAATGACTTTAGTCATAGAAGCTGAACTGGGAGTTCCCTTCTCCCCCGACACCCCATATGTAGATTTACAAGCGCGAGCCGAATCCGCCTGCAATACTGCTTTAAGGTTATCCGAACACGGGTTAGATGTACAACCTACAAAAGAGGATAAGGATATAGCAGCTAAACTTACGCTGGCTTACGCAAATGACCCTGAGAAGACTTCTAAAAAAGTTACGGCGAAAAAAGCAGCTACGCTGACCCCCGCATCCCTGCTGATGACCAACAGTATATTGCAGGAGTTTGGTCAGTCCGTGGTGGAGAGTGCCAGACAGATACGGCACCTCGTGACAAACAAGCTGGTACTGGAAGCCGATAATCCTGATCCACGGGTGCGTATACGTGCTTTGGAGTTATTGGGAAAAATATCGGATGTGGCTTTGTTCGCGGAAAAATCGGAAGTGACTATAACTCACCAGTCTACGGATGATATAAGGGACAAGCTGCGGTCCAAGCTGGCGAAACTTATAAATCCCGAAGATGAAAACGAGGTTATCATTATAGACGGCGAAACTACGGACGTGGATACCGCGCTGGAGTTGAAGAAGGAGAAAGATACCCCCGATGCCTCCTGATACGGCGTTGAACAAGGATTTCACGGAAGAGGAAGTCCGGTTTATGCTGGGTAATCTCGACAAATATACGTCGGAAGAGATAACGGAGATAGACAGCCTTGTAGAAGAGTTGTCAGTCAGGAAATATAAGCAAAAAGTATATGATGACCTTATGGAATTCTGCAAACATATGCAGGCAGACTATAAGGTTGGCAAACATCATAGAATGCTCGGCGATATGCTCATGGATATCGAGGCCGGAAATAAGGATCGTATATGTGTCAACATACCACCCCGGCATGGTAAGTCCCAGTTGGTGTCAATCATGTTTCCGGCATGGTTTTTAGGTAGAAATCCCGGCAAAAAAGTTATGATGGTTTCCCATACCACCGATTTGGCTGTGGATTTTGGCCGTAAAGTACGAAATATGATTGCAACAGACGACTATAAGGCCATTTTTCCTACGGTTTCGCTCGCGGTTGACTCGAAATCTGCCGGTAGGTGGAACACAAGTACGGGTGGTGAGTATTATGCGTGCGGTATAGGCTCATCTATCGCCGGTCGTGGTGCGGATTTATTGATAATTGACGATCCGCACTCGGAACAGGACGTTATTAATGGTAATTTCGAGGTTTTCGAGAAAGCGTATGAGTGGTTCACTTATGGTGCCCGTACTCGTCTTATGCCGGGAGGAAGTGTAGCGATTATACAGACCCGATGGCACATGGATGACCTGACTGGTCGTGTTGTCACCGATATGTCCCAGAATGCGAAGGCTGATCAGTACGATATAGTGGAGTTCCCTGCCATATTGGAAATACCCGACGAAGAAAACTCCGGTTACACGCAAAAACCGTTATGGCCCGAGTTTTTTGACCTTGACGCACTGCTTCGCACCAAGGCTTCCATGCCTTCGTTCCAGTGGAATGCACAATATCAACAGGAACCAACGGCTGAAGAAGCCTCCATTGTAAAACGGGAATGGTGGCAGTCATGGGGGGATAAGAAACCACCGATATGCGAATATATAATAATGTCTCTCGATTCAGCGGCGGAATCACATAACCGGGCTGATTTCACAGCACTTACTACGTGGGGAGTTTTCTTAAACGAGGAGACTAGCGCGTATAATATTATATTGTTGAACAGTATTAAGAAGCGTTTGGAGTTTCCCGAGTTAAAAGAAATGGCTATGGAAGAATACGAAGAATGGAAACCGGATTCTTTCATTGTGGAAAAG